GTCTTGAAATCAATGACAGAAAGTACACCTTTCCATTCACCAATACAATCAACACGTCCTGCCACACGGTATTTTTCGCTCCACATTGCCTGTTCTTGTAGATGAATATTATTCAGATTCTCATCCAGAACAGGCTTTAGTTGTGTGAACATACACCATGGTAGAAACTTTTGTTTATGATGTTCTATGTCACTATTATTTATATAGTCTTCACAAATCTTATGAAAAGCTGTTCCTCTTGATGCAGATGTTCTTGAAATATAATTGGCAACATCATAACCAACAGAAGCTCTCCATTCTTTCAACCATTTTTTCTTTCTTTCTGTTGCTCCTAGGACTGTGGTGATTGAAGGAAATACACCACCAGATTCAGTGAAATAGAATCGTTTTCCATCTACTGTTTTAGCAGTGGCTTCTGGTAATGAAATGTTCAGATGCTTAAACATGATAATTAATAGCCTCTCATTCCGTAGTAATAATGTATGAAATAATCTCTTTGATCAGGTACATCACGAAAGAGACATTGTGTTTTTCTCCGATCTAGATCTTCTTCAATCGGAGCATATAGTATAGTAGTATTCACAACAAGTGCAATGAGCACAATCATTATTATTTTCATATTATACTAAATGCTAATAAAAATGTCAAGGTTTATTCTTTGACAAACTTTATCTTCGTTTTAATATTCAGATATTTTTCTTCATCAGTATTCTCTGGCCATTCCTCTCGAAATTTCCTCATTCCTTCACGTTGAGCAGCAATCATTCCTATTGTTGTATGCTCTTGAATAATTTTTGAATATGTTGTTTTTTGGTTTTCATAAAAGTTTTTAATTTCGACATCAAATCGGAATGGCATTCTTTCTTTCCCAAAGCCCAAAAGGTTGTTGAGTCCCAAGCATATACTTTAATATTTTTGTTTTGTTCTTCTATTTCTGCGCTCATGACAATTCAAAGTGTGGTGCATCGATGAATGGTCTTTTACCTTGACTTCTTCTTTCATCGATATAGTTATTCATGGCTTCTTCAGCTGTTCCTTCCCAAAGCGCAAGATCATCAATATTCCAAGCTGCTCCCCAACGAATCTTTACATCAAGCTCATAAGCTGCCTCTTTCATTGCATCAGCAATGTCATCATATACGTTTAATTCCCAGCATCCTCTTCCATTGACATATGCCATCAAATCAACAGCATGTCCATGTAAATGCTTAGACTTCATTGTTTGAGAAGCACCAGCTGCAACTAGCTCTTTTTGTTTTTCTTCAGTTCTTAGTCCTTCAATGACACCAAAGTCAACCTTTGTCAATGTGATTGCCTTCTCAACCACTTCTACCAACTGAGGTTCAACACCTTCTAATTTGCTTTGTGATCTTCCCGATAATTTGAACATCAATCTACTCCTTGTTTAATTTTTGATATTAGATAACTTCTTACTAATCCTGAACGAACAATATCACCAATAGTATATTCAATCATTTCAAATTCTGACATATTATCCAAGATATTCATGAATACTTGAAGACCTTCTTTCTCATAATTCTTTTGTAAATCTGTTTGAAAAAAATCTCCACAAAATATAATCTTTGAATCTTGACCAACTCTTGTAATGATTGTATCAAGTTCATGAAAATTCAGATTCTGAGATTCATCAACAATGATTATAGCATTGTCAAGAGTAATACCACGAAGAAAGCTGGTTGTCATGAACATCAAAGAACCTTGATTCTTTAGACGATCATACAACATATTGAATGCTTGTTCATTTGGTTGTTCGAACATAAATTGTACCATGTTTTGATATGGTACTTGAAACAATGCTGTCTTGTCTTCTTCATCTCCAGGAAGAAATCCGATTTCTCGAGTCGGAACAGCTGAACGAACCAAATAAACACATTCTTGAGTTGTTTCTGGGTTTAGGGCATCTTTTAAGGCAAGATAAAGAGAAATGAATGTTTTACCAGTTCCTGCTGCACCATAAAGAAATAGATTTTTCTTATCCTTGTAGGCATTGAATGCTGCCTTTTGATTTTCAGTTACTGGTTTGATTTGTAAAAGATTATGGAATCTTACATCTTTGTTTTTGTTACTCATTATAAACAACCATGTTGAGTTTATGAATATTTATATGACTAAACATTCTTCCATTTTTTCACAGCTTCTGCCACCTTGACTTCTCGAGTCGAACGTCTACCGTACCGTTCGGCAAGAGGAGAATTTGGATTTGCTTCGGATATACGGGACATGACTTCTCGGAAACCTTGATCATTTTTACTGTCAATAGACCCAACAGAGGAAACAATAGCAAATCCATTAGGAACCTGTTTAATGTGAGGATTGATTTCAAGCAATCTTTCTTTCTCAACAATTGAAAGAAAGTCTTCAAATGTTTCATGTGTTTCATTATTTAGGAATTTAAATGTGGGCATAATACCATTCTGGAATATCTCGTTTTGTCCATTTGGCAAAACTCTTTTCTTTGTTATAATAATTTCTATAAGACTCAACCACATCATCTAATTTGCAATAATCTGGCATTGCTGGTGGTGGATCACTAAATGGTCCATTCGCAATATTGATTGGAGTCTTTTCTAATAAACTGTATAGCTTTTGTTCTGTTAAATGTATTCTTTCATATCTAACTGTGTATTCATTGCAGAGACTTCTCCAGAGTTTATATAACCATTCATAGTTGTTACGATTACTCCGAGTCCAAATAGCACTAGGATGATTAATATGAGAAGCCTTATATAGAACTGATTCGTATCCATCCCTCTCCATTCTCCATCTTTTGATTCTTCTTCCATTCTGAACCTCAATATATTGTTTACCGTCTAAAATTCTATGTGCTGTAGACATCAATTGAGCATACTCAATGATCATCTTAACTGTATGCTTATCACAATGCATTTGAGCACATTCAGAAGCATTCTTAGATAAATAGAAAACATTCATATCAACCCCCAACACAACTATTCTACTTTGTTAATGATAAAAGTCAAGTTTTTTCTTGATACACTATGAATCTAAATCTTTCTCCTGCATCTTTGTTATAACAACATTGGCAGGGAAATCTAGAGAAGTCAAGTTCTTTTCCTGCATTATACAATCTTGCAGAATCTCCAAAAATTTCCATGAGTCGAACCATTCCAGATTGACATTGTTCTGCACGTTGATCTGCCATTTCTGGCTCATATGTTCCATCAAAGTATGTCAAATCACCAGTTTCCAATAATTGATGACAATCAATGCATGTAAAAAGTTCATCAATTTTTGTCATAAAACTCCTGTCATTTCTAGAAACTTTTTTGCGTATATGAATTCATACTCATATGCTTCTTTTTCCCATGGAAACTTATTATAATTCTCAGATTCAATTGAATATCTTTCATTTTTCCATAGCACACTCATCTCTTTGTAATCATAGTTTTTAAGTTCTCTTCTGGCATGTTGTTTGACGTGAATCATCTCATGACAAATGGTTTCAATCATTGCATAAGCATCAATTTTTTTGTCAATCTCAATTAAAAATTCACGAGGAGTGAATGCGTTACAGAATCCACAGACTCCGGATTCCAGCATTAGGTCGGAAAGAGAAATTTCGATTTGGAGAGTTCGATGTCGAGGAAGCAATTCCTCAACCATAAAATATGTGACAGATTCAGCGAGGAGTCTTTTTTTCTTGGTAGAACCAGATACGGTTATGATATTCATACATTTCCAGATGTAGATTTACAGGAATGTCGAAAAATATTTATTAGTTTACCGTATCTGGTAAAAATGTCAAGGAATTTTTTAAACCCTATTACGATTTGTTAAAGTTGTCATTCCAGCCGAATGCCTCCTTGACAGCAGCTGCAGACAATCCCTTGTAAACCTGATGGAGCCTTTTATCCTTTGCATTGATCAAAAGTTGAGCCTCTGATTCATGGAGACCTTCTAGCATTTGAATGAACATGTCTTCACGTTTGAATTGAGCTAGCTTATCATTTCCACCCTTAATAAAATGATAGAGTCTCTTTGCTTCTAATCTCAAAGTTGTATGTTCAGTACCTTCTGGCGATTCATTCTTTTGATAAGGAACCTCACCTTTTGGAAGCAACCATACAATATTTGGATCAAAAGATGATTTGAGCACCATTCTTAATGGATCGCAATCATGTTCCTTTAGTATGGCAACTTTCTTTGGTTTTGTATTTGCATTATTAACTTTTGTTAATATTTCAGAAAATAATGGTGTGTATGTTTCATTTGACATCTTTCTCCTTTAAAATTCAGATAATGATTCTGTTAAATTTTTCAATCTATTTTTAATAAAGTAATTTAGCAATCCTGCTCTATTACCACATTTGACTTCTTTAAACTGTTGAATAATTTTTTCTTGTAGATCGGAAGGAACAAAACTTAAATCAATAAGTTTTTGGTTTCTTTGGTAGTTACGTAACATCTCTTCATTGCAAAAATCTTTAGGATCTTGTTCAATTAATTTATCAATCTTTTTTGCACCTAGAGGTTTTTGTCTAAAGTTATGAACAAAAGTATCATCAGGAGACAAAAAATTAGGTATACCGTCACTACGATCTCCTTTAAGAATATGTACTTTGATATATTCT